GCGGAAAAAAAATTCGCCCAAAATTTTGACTCAGGAGGTTTTTCATGAGTAAAGGATTCAAACCAACAGAACATAAGAAACCAATGCCTAAAAATTTAAAGTCGGCATTGAATCGTGCAGGAAAAGAACTCAAGAATGCATTGAGGAATCCTCTAGTCATTGCAGCAAACCTTGACAAGAAACCATCTGACTGATAGAATAAATAGGAACACAATACAGTTTCTACAATGGACCGTTCATCTTTAATTAAGAAGATTCAGTTTGTTCTTTTTGATGAGTATGATGAGAATCCATCTGTCTTAAATGCCAAGTATTTCGGAGGATATTACAATGAAATGTCGGATGAAGAACTTCTGGACTACTATGAAGAATTGAGGTATGCAAGTAAAAATTTACAGTATCAGTAATTGTAAGTATTGTGATGCACTTAAAACTGTATTGTTAGAATCCTTCATTCCTTTTGTTGAAGTAAAGGTTCGTAGATTTGTTGAAGGTGAGGGTGAAGGTATGTCCTTCACTGAATACCTTGAACTTGAACCAGATATTCCTGTGGCACGAAGATGTATTTTTCCTCAAGTTTATTTTGATGGAAAGTATGTTGGTGATATGCAGGACGCCTTAGATTATCTTTACAAAAATGAAACTAAATAAGAGTGTAGAAACAATGACGAGGAGGAAGCGATCTCATGATCCTGATTTTAGAATTTCCTCCGAAAGAATTCTGAAGTTATGGGGACGTGAGTACAACTTCCATCTTGATCTTTGGTTCTCCGCCAAAAGTTTAAAGTCAGGAGAAAGCAAATGATCTCAGTAGCTCTTTTCTGTTCAGGATTTTTAATCCTCCTGTTCAGTGCTGTTGGATTTGGATTTGGTTGGATGGGCAGAGAGTATTATGAAAACTCTATTGTCACGAACAGATTGTCTGATCATCCTGAGATGATTGATGACAATGGCAACCCGATTACATCCGACTTATACTCTGTTCGTTTTGTTGTTGACGATGATGACGAAGACTAAACACAATTAATTTAATAAAATGAAACTGTTAATTTCTGAAGTGCTACAAAAAGTAAGCAACGCCAAAACCAAATCGAAGAAGATTGAACTTCTTCAGCAATATAATACTGATGCTCTTCGTATGCTCCTTATTTGGAACTTTGATGAGAGTGTTGTCAGTCAACTACCAACGGGTGAGGTTCCATTTAATGCGAACGAAGCACCCGTTGGCACTGAGCACACAGTTCTAGAGAAGGAATCACGCCTGCTTTATAACTTTGTGCAAGGTGGTAACAATGGACTCCAGCAGTCCAGACGTGAAAACATGTTCATTCAAATGTTAGAAGGTCTTCATAAGGATGAAGCAAATCTTCTTTGTCTGGTGAAGGATAAGCAACTTGGCAAAAAGTATAAGGTTACTAAAGCATGTGTCACTGAAGCATTTCCCCAAATCAACTGGGGAGGTCGCACTGCATGAAGACACTTTACACTGATTGTGATCCCACTGTGGCAGAGGATCGTACTTTACCCACAAATGCATTTATGGTTGAATACCTTCTAGATGGCATGACAAAATTTGATGTAGTTATGTCAGGCAAGAAGTCTGAAATCTTTGATTGGTATTGGGATCACTATCGCAAGGACTTAAAAAACATTACCCAGTGTGAGGGTAGAACTAACCCAAAACTTTATAACATTCCTAAGAAATGATTTTATTATGGACTACAAACCCTATTCACCTGAGTGGCATCGTAAAAGATACCTAAAGGAAGCATTAGATAAGTATCTTGACGATTACGTTGAGAACGATATCATTATGGATGATATCCTTAGCATCATCTGTGAGCGGCAAGACCGAGCACATGCTGAGTATCATAAACTTGAGGATCTAGAACTTAAACTACGAGAGTAAAATGCTATCAACTAAGTACAGACTCCGATTGGAATTTATCTGTAAGAAGATCGCTAACAAAGAAGAAGTACAACTTGATGATATGATCTGGGCAGAAAAACTTGCCAAGCGTCATACTACTGCTAGAGATTGGTTGAATAAAGCACGTCGCCAAGCTGCTCAGGACATCCAGGAGGGCAGTATTGATGATTTTATGAATAAGATGGGACTAGGAGACCCCGACCCATCTAATTACAAGAAGGGGTTTGATGGTGCAGATGAAATTGTAGATTGGTTCAAACAAGATAAACCTGACGATTGGAGACAACGTGACTGACGTAACTAAACAGAATATTGCCAATAACCTTATTGATAAGGTCGCTGAACTGTTGGATGCAAAAAGTGTGAGGTATTTCACATGCTGTGATAGAACTACAGAGTCCAAAAAAATTACAATTGAATATGATTATAAAGAAAAATGACTGAAGACTACAAGGTGACGAGGAATCACTACCCAGGAGTAAAAAATGTAACTTGGAGTGATGTGATTGAAAAATTAGGAAATGAATTTTCTGATAAATGTGCTAAGACCATTTATAAAGAATCATTTAATTCTCCCACCTTCGTTACAAATACAGATTATTTTCCAGGAACTATTGGTGATGCTTATGATGAGATAACAGAAGGAAAATCTATGATCATGCATACATATACATCACTCGGATCTGATGCTACTACTTTTGGTAGACATAATGATATGGAGGATGTTCTTATAGTGCAATCAATAGGGAAAGTATTGTATTCATTTGATGATGGTAATAGTTATATTTTAAGACCTGGGGATAGTGTTTTTATTAAAAAAGAAGTTTATCATGACCCAGTTGCATTAGGACCAAGATTCACCTTAAGTTTAAGTAACCCTTTCTAAGATGAGCATTTCAATTATCTACAGCAACGGTAGTCAAGAATGTGAGAGACTCTCACAACTCCTCCAGTCTTTAGGAGGAGAGTTTTTGGAGTATCGTTTGAATGAACACTTCACTCAACGAGCATTTGAACAAGAGTTTGGTCCAGATGCTACATACCCTCAGGTAGCCATCGGTGCTAGGCATGTTGGTAACCTGAAAGAAACCTTAAACCATATGAAAGAGAGAGGTATGATTAAATGAAAGATCAGTACGTTATTGACGACGGCGAATCACAGCAAGTAAAGTGGAATCGCGGTCTGGATCTATTCATTGAGAGTGTGCTGAAACCTGATCCTCAGTTGCGTCAGTGCGCTCATAACCAAAAGTGCTATCATGAACTGATGTGGGTTCGTGAGAACATCCTAGAACACCTTAAAACATTGCGACATCATTAAACTGTATCACGTTATACAGTTGTCATCTTCTAAATAGTATGGTATAATTACCATACGTTCATCCGATGTTAGCAGTCTTGCTGGCATTGACCTTAGCCCATCATAATGACGGCAACCCTTACGGGTGGCACATGAGTTGTGAAAGGTTTCTCCAGAAACGAATTGAAATCCTTATGGATGACAATTTGGATCGTCGGTCTAAATATAACTTGATAAGTTACTTTAGATCTAAGGTAGAAGGTCAGTGTAATCAGACTCTAACTTAGGACGCAAGTAAGTCGCGGAACGGAGCGTTCATCCCATGCTAGAATTACTTCTGTATTCATCCCTCTCTTGTCCAGATGCTGATGCTATAATCCTTCGGATTAATAAGCATGAGAATCTGAACGCAGAGTGGAAGGTTGAACTGATTGAGACCGTAAAGGAATCTACACCAGACTGTTATCCATGGGACGCAAACGACTGAAGGAACGGGGACTAAAAAACCCACTACTTCAGGAGAAGACAAATGAACACACTTACACTCATCAAGAAGCAGATCACCAAGGCTGCTGCTCTTCATGATGCTCAGATCACTCATACTGCATATCGTGGTGTTGAGTATACTCAGCGTTGTGTAGAAAGCAAGGAGTCTCATGGCACCTTCTGCTATCGCGGTCGCACTTATACTAAGTGATCGCCATGCAAGCATTAACTATTGTCGGACTCACGTCCTTAGGTTGTGCAGCATTTATTGGTATGATTTACGGTGAATTACTTCTCTTACATAAACTGTAGGAGGAACTATGCTGAAGATCAGATTTGAGTATGATCTTCCAG